AAAAGCTTCAGCTATTTCTGCTGCCGCTTCTTCAGTAGCTGCCGCAGCAACTTTTTCTTCCACGACTTCTTCGACAGCGGGTTTGCCTTCTTCAGCAACCGCTTCCTCTACGACTTCTTCGATCTCAGCCGGATCTTCATTTAAAGCTGCTTCTTCTGATTCACTTAATTCGAAATCTTCTTTTGCGGTACCCGCTTCAAGACTTTTACGTCTCTCTGCCAATTGTTCTCTCATTGTAGCCATTATTCATTCTCCTGGTAGGGAGTTTTCTAACCTTGGTAGGTGTTAGAATCCTCTGTTTGGAGGTGGCGGCCCACCAACATTTTGTAAACTAGCTGGCGTCCCGTAATACGCAGCTTCTTGTGCTTGAACGTTCTGAGGTAAGTCATGAAGTTCTTGCAATTGTGTTCCTTGTGATTGCAAATGAGTTTGTAACCACACAAGCGCATCATTTGGAATTTCCATTTTCTTACTCTTTCCAGTAGGGCTCGTAGGATCGGTCACATAAATGTCTGCACGAACGAGTGGACCTGTGGTAGGAATAAAACCTTGCTCTGCACGCTGGATTTGTTGTTTTTGGAACGCGTCCATCTGCGAGTGAATTTGTAATTTCTGGGAATAGGCTTGCTGGATCTGTGGCGCAAGTGTAACGAAATCTGGTTTCTTCATCCGGCCATTCAAACGTTTAATTGCGTACGCATGATTATCGGTTTCTGAAACTGGCGGCATTTGCCCACGATCAAGCGCTAAAATTTCATTCGTCATGACTTCATCGTCAATAGTGAAATCAGAGAACATATCTCCGAAATCAGCGAACGGCATTTCGCGCATTATCTTGCCGATATCTTCGCGAGAAAGTTGTGACCCCACATATTGAAGTGCGTGGTTGATCGCCATTTGCTTTCCAAATTTAGTTTCGATGTCATCAGACTGCGGCTCAATTTTTACTTCGTACCCAGTTGGATCAATTGATTTGAATTCTGAAATATTGATCGCTTCATTTTTACCGATGGCTGAAATAATCGCATCATCTGGTAAATGAATTTTGGCAAGAGCCATGTACGTCTCTACAAACTTTTTCATGAAGTTTTCAAATTTAGAAATATACCTTTGGAAAACTTTTTTCTTCGAAGCTGCACGGTAAAGAAGGACGTATGGATCTTGAACGTTTTCTTGTTTGTCAGCGAGATCCTGCGGAATTCCCATGACCTCGTACAGTTCTTGTATCTGAGAGAGCATGTACTGGAGGTACTGTTCGCCAGAGCGGCCTGCTAGGACGGTAGGGGCTGCGCCAGATACAGAGATGGCTCTGATCCCAGGCATAGCACCACTGGCGGACATTTTTGACCCATTTTGGATAATAAGTTTGTCATCGCCCAAGGTGATTTGATGTTCAGCGATCTTTGATGCTGCGCGGTTAATCTCTACCTGGTAGGGGCGAATTGTCTTAATTGGGCCGCGACCACGGGGCGTTGTGGGAATTTCGTCAAACAGTTCCGATACAATTGGGAAGATGGCCCCCGGCAATTCGCCCTGAGCTAGGATTATTTCCGATGTGGTGAAGATATACTGCCCACGAGGGTACTTGATACATGGACGGTACACATATTGCTTTACAAGAGATTGGTTCTTGGCAAAACCGTAGCCACCCTTTGAAGCATCAAACACGAGCATGTTGCTCTCGGTTGCTTCAGGTTTAATTTTATCTTTGAACTTGGGGAATTTTTTCTTCAGCGAATTTGTATCCACCATTTCCCGAACGCAAAGCCACTCAGCTTCGCGAAGGTCTTGGCAATCGGCAGGACGAATTAAGTTGAAGCCCATTACTTCTTTGAAAATAAAACGTCCACCAAATACAGGCTTACTATCATCCTGTACGTACATGCCGAACTCATCCATTACTGGCTGATCGTTCTCATCTACTTTTGCTTCGTATCCTTGGAGTTCCCCACCGCCTTCTTCGTACTGAATGAAGACATGGACCTCACCTGCCTGGACAAAGCTATCGATCCAACGATAGCGGTGAGCGGGAAGATTATAGCGATTCCAAGCATCCATCCAAACTGCATGCTGAAGCTCCGCTTTCTTTTCGTCTTGTAAACTGTTCTCATCCTTCGGAGCAAAGCCTACATTCGGTCCCGTAGAGAGGATGTTGTTCGAATAAAGATGGCAAATACGACGAGTGTGATTTTTAGTAAGTCTAAGCTTCTGCGTTTCAGAAAGTTCACGAGTGTCTGCAATACGTCGATTAAGAAGAGAATCTTTCTTTGCATAATGGTCACCGGCAACAATTAAAAAGTTTGAGCGCATCTCCGCGAACACGCCTCGATCCGCAGACTCGCCCTGACGATAGTTTTGATCCAAGCGAGACAAAAGTTTTTTGTCCTGGTTGTTCTGCTCTGTAGCATCACGATCCGCCTGACCATCCATGTAGTCTTGAACCATTGTGCCGCGATAACCTGTTTGAAGCATTAGATCTCTCCTGTAGCCTCTTTGATGAGGCGCTCTTCATACGCTTCAGGATCAGTCAGGACTTCTTCAGCCTCTTCCAATTCACGCAGTAACTGTACGTCCCTTTTAGCCTGAGCATTATTTAATTTATCGTGGTCTTGTTGGGTGAGATCTGGAAGCCCTGGTTTTGAAGCTTCTTTGCTTGGCCCAAACTCTACATAAAGGTCCCCGAACTGTAGTAGGGAAACGCCAGTAGTAGCACACGCTTCTAGGATATTGCACACGTCTGCCTTAGTCAACTTATTCGAGATAGCCTGCCCACTCGTCAAGTTCTTCTTGGGCTCCCCATGTATCTTCTTCGCCTTCCGGGTCACTGCTTGTACCTTCGTACCGCTCTCTACGTTCTCTGGTTTCGCGTTCACTTTTTGTCTCCACCTTTTCTTCAATTGCGGCCTTTTCATCGACCTTATTAAACGCCCAAGGTATCTGGATAGCCGCGTACCTGAGCGCATCACAAAAATCATCCTTAGCGTGCTGCTTATTCGTAAATATATCGAGCATTGCAAGCTCATTCGCTAGCTTCATCAGCTCTGGCATGTCGTAAATAGCAAGCATGTCTTTGTCGAAAAGAGTATTTAAAATACCAATACCATCGTCACGCTTCTTCACAGCCTTCGTGAAGTGCACACCGTTTCTTTGTGCTACAGTTCCAAAGTCAGCATTTGCATAGTCGTACGCTGCTTGAGTGACCGACAGTTTATTGTCCTCAACCATTGCTTGATACTTATTGAACACGTCTCCCGCGATTGTTTTGACTCCGTCACCCCGCCAACCGAGGAACACTCGGCCCTTGGTGAAGTCGGGGGAAACTGCGATGTACACGATAGCCGATGGGTGCGCAGGCTTTCTTCGCTCGCCCCCACTGTCCTCATCATTTTCCGAACCGCCCGAGCCAATATCCACCCCAGAATAAATGAGCCATTCCTTGGGCACAACGTGCGCCTTCTTGACGTGCTTAACCATGTCAAACGCCGGATACACCCGGCCTTCGGCCTTAATAAAGCGCCCATAAATACGCTTCTGCACTTCCGTCTCATTTTTACAAAGTGACCGCATGTGCGCGATCCAATCCAAAGTAATTGTGGACGGACGACCATCAACGTACTCTAAGCAATCGTAAGCGGAGACTGTACGCTTCCAAGCCATCGGGAGCGCTTCGACTTCACCTTCTCTTGGCTCCATAGCTCTACGCCAGAAATCCTGTCCTTTAGTCGCGGTAAAGACCATGGAGAAGTACCCCTTGGTAGCCGCCACCCGGAACATAAGCTCATCATACAAGTCAACATCAAGCTCCTCATCGCATCCAAGGTAATGTACGGATGCCGTTTGTAATACTTCGGCCTTTTGGGAGTACGCCTTGAAGAGGAGGAGGACACCGCTCTGAAACGCGATACCTTTGTAGTTGTGGCTTTCTTTCAGCCACTTCCACCCATACTTAGGATCATCCTTCATTGGGCCTTTGGGAAGGAATTTGGGCTCCCACTTCGTCTGGCACTCTTGGTTGATGACTCCTTGGGACGGGTAAAGGTACCAAAAGAGCGTAGGCGTTTCTTCCCAAAGGCTCGGCCATAGCGATGTTTCTGTGGCCCAATGGATCATCTTCCGAATTTGACTTGAAGACTTTGAAAGCTGGTTACCTGCTGTTAGTAAGGCTACCTTTTCCGTCGTATGAAGAAAATCGAGAGCCCACCGATACCATCCATACGCATGAAGGTGGGGAAGCATGCGCTCTCTTTGGGCGCTATACTCCTCCGCAGCTTTTAGGCGTGCATACTCTAAGGCAAGATTGGGGTTAGCTCCCGCTATCACTTTGGTCCTTTGGGGGGGGCACGTCTTTAAACTTCACTTCCATGAGGGCGACTGCTTCCATAAAGCCATCGATGAATCCATGCGCGTACGGTTCACCCTTAAACTCTCGGTCATAAATTTTAGAAAGATCCTTTAATTGTTCAGGTGTCATGAGGTACTCGCCTTCCTTCCGTCACAAAAACATTGGAGAGGGCTGCCTTGTTGGTCGCCCGTGTGCGCTGTTTATCAACCAGCTCCTGCATCTTTAAGATTATTTGTTCCTCAGATACCGCGTCCACTTCCGGGCTCGTAGCGGGGCTCATAGGAAGTAGAGCGTGGATGTTTTGAGTTTTCTGTATCACTTCGCCCTGGACGCGCCTCTCGATGATTTGGTAGACACCCATTTGCGCCTTCACCACGTTCATGTCTATGTCGCCATTCAACTTGTGGATGGGGAGATCTAAAACGGCCCTTAGGCGGTCAAGACTGAATAGTAACGTTTCCTCCTGCTTCGCCTTGAAGTTCATCGGCGGGAGCATGAGGTAGGCGACCATGTACTGGTTGCCGAGCAAAGTTTCTCTGAAGAATTTGAATGAACAAACACCGCGGATTACTTCGATGAGGCGAATTCGGGGGAAGCTGCCTATGACAGCATGGTCGTATTCAAGCCAGAATTTGTTTCTAAGAAGGTTTTCGGTCGAGGACACCTGGTAACCAGCGGTGCGCATACGGTTCGTTAAAACGAGTTCTGACATGCCAAAGAGGTCGGGGCTGCGCTTGATGTGTTGCTCGACGATGAACTGTTCTTCTTCTGGGAGAAGGGATAGGGCGGAGCGCGCGGTGACGTCCTGCGTGTCAATTGGGTTCCTAAGGATCTCCGAGGTGTAGTCGATGATTTGAGGGGAACCGCTCACGATACTACCGTCAGGTAGCCCTGCGACGGGGACTAGTTGAGATGCGATTGGTGTTTTCGCCATAGGGTCATTGTTACTCGGGCAAAAGGGGTGAGTCAAGGATAATTGGTACTTGAGCGATTTAGTGTGTCTTTGTTTAATTTGGGGAAAATAAAATTTTAGCCTTTGGGACGATACAGACACTCCTTACAAAGGCACCCCCTCCTCCCCCCGTGAAGAGATCCCTTGGCCCACAGGTCCAGAGCCGCGAAAACTAAAAGGCTCAAGTATCAAAGGCACAATGCAGCATCATCAAACTCTCACGCGTACCTTTGGGCCAGTCATATACCTGACTCATTTAGTTGGCTGGGCCTTTGGGCCTATGGGAAAGCGGAGGGTTTCTTTGAGGCATTGGCGCACTGCACGGTGCAAGTTTGTAGTGTCCCAAAACTCCCGCGCTATAACCTATTTCATTCATGGGGGGGGTATCAATTGCATGGCGTCAATGCAGTAGTATAACTTTTAAATTTGAGGGTAATTTGAAATAGTACACCTGGCCCTTAGAATAACAAGTACTTAGCGCAGGTGTATTTTTGGACTTATTCAATATGATACATTGCTGCGTAAAATGCCCAAAGTCTCAAAAGGCCGTTTTAAATGACAGCGCGTCAAGAAATAGCTTACCTGCACAATATTGAATATCTTGAAAAATGCACCTGATTCAAATAGGCTCAAAGAATCTATGAATAAACGTATCTATTGTTATCAAATAATCAATCGCAATTCCGGTAATCCCTATATCCTAAAGCGCCTCAATAGCTCAAACCTGCCTTTAACACGTACCTCATTGTTTAAGACCTACACCGAGGCAAAGACAAACTTGCGCGCTACTATCCAAAGGGACATAGACGCTTTGCTAGAAATAAAGCGCAAGCTTCTATTGCAAACCAAAGAGGACCTAGACTTTAAACCCATGACCGATATCGCCGATGACCGTAAGCTAACGCCGGGCCATGATGACGGTTGGGATAAAGAACAATATTAATTAAAAGATATCCTTTTTACCTACTAAACCCTGTATAATATCTTGACCGACACGCAGCAATTCCCCCCAAAAGGCCCTATACCTCAATTAGACCTTGGCACATACCCTGCACTATAAAGCCACATAACCAAGTAACAATGCCCCAGCGGCTAAGTAGGAGTAAGCTAGTATGTATCAATGCAAATCAAGCCATGTCTTTATCAAAGCAACTATTGTTGCATCAATCGTCAGCTCAATCGTAGCGTCATTATTTCAAATGACTTTGGTAGGTCATCTATGAACACTATCTTAAGACAATCTCAAGAATTCCAAGCTTCAAAACATGCCCCCCTTAATAAAACTCAAGGTACCGTGAAATGGTTCTCAGACACCAAAGGCTTTGGCTTTCTAGTCGCCGACAATGACCCTAGCGACGTTTTCGTTCACTATAGCGCAATCGTATCGGATTCATTCAAAACCATCAGAGAAGGGCAGCGCGTAGCCTTTGATCTAATGTCGGGCCCCAAAGGCCCACAAGCTCTCAATGTGGAGGTGTTATGAAGTCAACCAAACCAAAAGCAACTTATTATGTGAGAAGAAAGCCAATATCTCTTGGTGGTAGCAATAAGCCTTTCAATACCATTGCAGAAGCACTTGAAGACTCAAAGGAGTGGGATTTGAGCGGCGATGGCGTTTTGCAAATTTTAAAAGCGGTAGCAGTGGTGTCGATTGAGCCGCCCGCAAAGCCTGTACGCAAAGTGGTGATCTTATGAAATACCAAGACATTCGCAATCCCCTCATTATTTTAGTACTTCTCGGTTTTGCCCTACTGCTTTTCACCTCATGCGGTGACAATACACATACGTCTACTAGCTATCAACTTGGCGTTTGTAACGGCGCGGATAATAACCCGGCTTGTTCCCCCTCACAGTTACAAGGCTACGACCTATGCCTTAGAAGTAACCCAAACATGTATGGCTACCCCTTTTGGTACGCATACGTGCAACAGTGCCAAAAGTATTGGAGCGTTTACCCATGATTAATCTACTATTGCTATTTATCGGGGCGCTCATTCTTTACTCATTGCTGGGAGTTACTAACACGCTTCTAGTGGTCATTATCGTCATGATGTTTTGCTACTTTAAAAAGTAAGGCTCAAAGGTTCTGAGAGCATGCATGCAAGCAATCGTTTGCGTGTTCTAATGTTCACTTTGAACAAACGCGCCGGGCGTTTCCCCGGTTTAATCTCAGGAGTAATAAAATGGCAAAAAACATCACAGCTCAGGCATTAGGTGGCGCACCAAAAGTAATCGAAGCGGATACAGTATCAGACGCTTTTAATCAATTGGGTTTAAGCGGCAATTACACGGCGTCAGTCAATGGCGATACGGCGGAAATGTCACAAGAGCTAAATGATTACGAATTCGTGTCATTTGCACAAGCCGTTAAAGGTGGAAACCTTTAAGGGAGTGCCCTTTAGCCAAGCGGTAAAGGGCGGTCAAGCCTAATTAGGTTTTGCCAGTAGTATGGGGCGAGGCTTAACGGTCTCGCCCTTTTTAACAACAATTTTCAGAGGTGAAAAGATGGACGAAAGATTACAGGGAATAACGGGCGTTATTCAAAATGCATTAAGTGAGCGGCAAGAAATAAGGGTTTACGGTGATTATATGGTCGATGAATTTATACCAGATAACCTATTGCCGCCAGTCCCTATGCCTATGCCAGAAAACGAGTACACACCCCAAAGGCTCAGTGAAATGCTAGTTGGGCATGCTCTTTGGCTTTCAAGCATGGATGCGCCACAAATATTGGGGGCTAGGTTTTCTATTCCCTTTGGCGCAAACCTTATCGGCGCAGACCTTATCGGCGCAAACCTTAGCGCTGCAGACCTTAGCGGTGCAAACCTTAGCGCTGCAGACCTTAGAGGTGCAGACCTTAGAGATGCAGACTTTCGCCATGCAGACCTTATCGGCGCAAACCTTAGAGGTGCAAACCTTCGCCATGCAGACCTTAGCGGTACATACCTTAGAGGTGCAGACCTTAGCTGTGCAGACCTTAGCGGTGCAAACCTTAGAGGTGCAAACCTTATCGGCGCAAACCTTAGCTGTGCAGACCTTAGAGGTGCAAACCTTATCGGCGCAAACCTTAGCGGTGCAAACCTTATCGGTGCAGACCTTAGAGGTGCAAACCTTATCGGCGCAAACCTTAGCGGTGCAAACCTTATCGGCGCAAACCTTAGCGATGCAGACCTTATCGGCGCAATTGGTGCCCCTACACAGGCTATAGAGGTAAAAAAGGCAGAATTCGACAAAGTACGCTTTATGAATTCCCTTTCCCCCTCAAGCGATCTGTTAGCCTTACTTGAGCCACTTACAGAAAAGGCAGACATTCTAAAGGCCGTGTTTGAGTACAATAATCGGCCAATACTTGAGCCGATTAAGCACGTTAAGCCTAAAGCGTCGTGGTTAATGCATATCACTGCACACAATGCAAAGGCTCGTGAGGTGTACATGAATAGCCTAGAAGAATTCTATGACATTTGCCGGGGGCATAAGGGGTGCCCTGAGGATCTGGACGATTACGTGTCAGGTAGAGGTGAAATTGCAGAGCCATATTTGATGGGCATTGACTTTTTAAATCATCCTCTCTTTGAAGTGTTGAGCATTTCAAAAAGGCGCGGGTCTTGTCCCGATATGCTCATAAGTATTGTCACACGCGAGGACGTTTACTTTACGTTTGGTGAAAACAAAATGACCTTTGGAAAGTATAGCTTTGTAATAAATATGCGTGTGAGACGAATAAAGTTTTTTCCGAAACCCTATAACTTTTCAATGAATGCCGGGCCTTATCTTTCGGGCGAAGCGGTGTGTTTAGGCGATCAATCAGGCTCGTTTGATAGAA